GAACGGTGCTTGTGAAAACATAGTTACCTCTCAATGCCCAACAGGGGGAAGGACAGAAGCCGTTCCCCCAAGTATACGAGCACTACCTTATTAGGTTAAGGTAAATATGCCAGTAGCGGCTGGAAGGATAGTTAACGTGTTTGGTGAAGTAACTGTAAACTGGACGGTAGACAACGCACACCAGCACAATAATTTACCAGCGCCAGCACCAGTAGAGTTACGGAGAATCGCATAACGTATGTTAGTTAGAGAAGCGCCAGATGCCGTGAAGGTTAAGCCAATAGTAGACATCGTGAACTTCATCTGTTTTGCAGATGCGCCAACAGTCCATTGCGCCGTTGCAGGGACAAGGTTACGTCCTCCAGCAACATAACCACCAGTAGCAGAAATCTCCGCCGTAATTTGCGCGTACGTACTAAGCGTAAATGTTGAAGCATTGCTCGATGTACGAGCTAACACCATCTTCACTACACCCGCACCGAGCGTAATTGTCCCGTTGCCAATGTATCTCTTGGCGTAGTTGTAAAGTTGCCATGCACTTGCAGCCATGTTAAATCTCCTTAATGTCAGCGTATGATGCGCCAGTTTCTAAAATATGGCGGAGAAGCCCACCATACACTTCCAACTCAATCTCATCGCCCATCATGCGGATAAGGTCGATAAATTCTTGTGCTTGCGAAATCATCCAAGGGTTGCAGTAGAAAATCTTTCCGCCCACATTTACTGGGGCGACTAGTTGTCCGTCATTTTCCTCTTGTTCATAAGCATGGTGTTTGCCATCTTCTAAACATGAATCGCATCCAAATAGGTGAAATCGCTTGAACCCTAGCATTCTAAACAAAGGGATCGCTCTAAGCAATACCGTAGAGCCGCCCGGAATGGGGAACCATTTGTCGTATTGTTCCGCAAGAATGTTGTTAACCATCTCAGCACTTGTGTGCCAAATGTAAGTACGTTCTTTTGGTAACTTCTCAAACACAGATGGGTCACACTGGGATGCAATGAAATACTTGCAGTCATCAACGACATTCTCAACAAATCGCTTATTAAAGTCCCTGCCGTCTACCATTACAAAAGCAGAAGGTGTAACGCCGTTATCCAAGCAATATTGGTAGGCATTGTTGATTGCAACCAACTTAACGCCGTTTGCACGGAGTTCTTTAATCTTGTCCATATTCTCAGCAAGAGACGGCCCGCCTCCCACAATCATTACTTCAACATCATTTGTTGGGTAAGGCTGTACTTGCTGAAAGCCCAGAGAAATGTTGTGTTTGACATTCGCTTTAACTTTTTCTTCATCCAAGTTAATAACGCCAATATCTACAACATCAGAGCCAGAAGACCATGCGGTCACATAGAACAGGCAGTAGCCATCACGCTCTTCTGACCAATGAATGATGCACTTGCGGTCATTAAACTTCTGCAGCCACCAAGAATAGGGTTGTACGGTTAGATGCAACTTATGCCCAACCAACTTACCCATGATGTCGTCTTCTGTGGCAATCTGGAAGAAAACGTGTTGACAAGCGGCCAAGCAGTTATCTAGCACACGGTCTACATGATGTGGGCGGATATGCTCCATAACATCTGTACAGAACCCATAGGCGGCGGATACTGGTAATGGCTGGCTTAAATCTGCTTCCACAAAACGCATAGCGTGGCTTTGTGTTTTAAGCATGGGGACAATGTCTTCATCTAAGCAGTTGTCGGCAAAGTCAACCATAGTGACATTTAACCCACCAAAGAACGCTAAATTCAAGGCCCCACGCCCTGTACCACAACCAAGGTCAATAACTGACGCGCCTTTTGGAGGCTTGGCTTGCGCTAAAAACTCTTGGGCAATCTGCTCTCCGGGGGCTACAACTCTGTATTCTGGACGACTCCACATCATCTTGTATAAATCTTTTTCTAACGGGCGATCGTTAGTGATTTTTACTTCTGGTGGGTCAGAAAGAACAGAGGAGAAGAAAGTCATGCGTTCCCTTTTAAGAAATACGAATAATCGCAGATGTATCAGTGACTGCGGGGAATTGTACGGTAAATGTGGTAGTGCTGGTCTTATCCGCACCAAAATCTAACACACAAACTGCCCCATCAGCACCGGTTTTATAAATCAAAGCGCCCCTTGCGGTGATAGCTCCAGACCATGAGGCGTTGCTGAACGATATGTACGAGGTAGCCGCGCCAGTCTGATTGCCCGTAGTTGGGGCCTGCGATATGGTCAAAAGATTTCCACCGGGCGTATAGCCTGTAGCCACCACTTCACCAGTTGTTCCTGTGTAAGTAGTGGTAGTTGCATCAAGCGTTGCCGCGTTGGTGTACAAAGCGATATAGAACGTGCCACTTGTAAAGTCAAACGAGCCATTCATCAAGCCCGTCTTAAACGTATTGCATGTCCAATTTCCTGTAAAAGCCATCTCAGGTCACCGCCTGTCTATATTGACCAGAACGATACGCATCCTGACGCTCCATACCGTCGCCAAGGCGTTTAGCAAGTGCTAGTGCTTCCTTGTACTTACCATCATATAGAGCCATCATATCCTGTTCGCCTTTTAGATATGTGTACGCCTCAACCAATGAGCCATAGAGTAAGACACTATCAAAGTTATCCCCCAGCCAAGTCTGCCCTGTGCTGTTAGAAACTGAATATACCGTACCAGTAAAAGTAGTGCCCGTGCCGCCGATATTTGCCACAGCCGCGCTTATGGCATCGCCAACCACATAGGATGAGCCACCCTGCGTAATAGTTACAGTGGTCACGAAACCACCAGATACCACAATAGTGGCTAACGCACTGCTACCAGAACCACCAGTCAACGGCACGTTGTAATAAGTTCCAGCCGTCAAACTACCACCCGGAGTTACGAGCGATACCAAGGTGATCACACCTTGAACAATGGTTGCTGGATAGTAGTAATAGTGCAGTTCTACGTCATATGCGGCATTTGGAGTCGGCCCAAGAATGAAAGACAACTCATTAGTGATTTCGCCCCCACTAATAGTTGGGCCAAACAATCCGTAGTACTTAGGAGCGCCCACGTCGGTAGTTGGGTTTGGGTACGCCTGACGTATGAAGTTCACATCTTTGTTTAGCAGGTACTCGTAGTTACCGCTGGCGTCAATCACAGCCATTGAATAGGTAGCTAGATAGTCGTTTGGGGCTGACAAATACGGGCTTGCAGAAGTCAAAGTACCTGTTACGTTTTTGCGTAACGATGGAAACTGAACCGTGTTGTAAATGCGCTGCTCTGCCTGCGTAATGAACGTATTCATATCCGCAACGTCAAAAGTATTCTCCGTGTAATCGGAGATCGCAGTTACAAGCTGGCTGTAGTTCATGCCATCGGACCCCGTGCCATCAAGCCTTTAGTAGCCGCGCCAGTACCACGGACTTTGATGCCGTCGGTCTTTGTTGGCTCGTTACCAGCAGAAATACTGTACTGTCCAACGCTTGCATCAGACGTGTCTAATCTGCTACGGTTTGGCTCTTTGCCGGGGTTCTCTTGAACCTTAACGCCTTTACCAGACATGTTGTGTGGTTCAGCGTAGACACTGGCGGAGCCAATCTCTTTACCGCCTTTTTTCATGCTAAAAGTAGCCATTATTTGCCCCTTTGGTTCGCAACGCGAGCCATGTTACGACCCATAGACTTCATCATCTCGCCTGTCACTCCGCCCTTTTTGAGCTTAGTCATAGGCTTGCCGGGATGCAGTTTCTTCTCGTGCTTGTGCACGGCACCTGCGATCATTTTCTTGTCTTGCTTTAAGTCTGCTTTATCCATATTCAACTCCTAAGTTGTTGCTATCGTAACTGTACCAAGTTGTACAACCAAATTCAAATTGTTTGGCGTCAATGACGCATCAAAACTACTCGCCCCGCCTACTGGTGCCCAACCCCATTGAAAGATTCGGCTACCACCACCAGAATACCCATCTGCTAACAGACCAGAAATCACATAACTCCGATCAGGGCGTGGATTTCTCAACGCCTGTGGGTCGTCCACGGGGAACATACCCAACTGCAACTGCGGATGGTCTGGGTCCCAGCACTCTGGGCACACCAACAAGTTGTAGTTCTTTAACTTGATAATCTCAGTCTTCAGAACCTTCAACTTAAACCGCTGACCACAACGGTCACACTCCGAAATTGCATTCTTGCCGGAAGCAAAACGATTACCCATTAGATAACCCTGCCTCTCGTTCTACCTCTTGCAGCAACCCCATCCGCACGGCTAGAAGCAGTTACTTTACCGCCTTTTTTCTTAGGGGTTGGCATTCTCAACTCCGTTGACCCGGCAAAAGGACTTTTCCCACTCTTTTTTCTTGTGCGTGCCCACGATTCCGCTTTATCGTATATCTCATCCGTAGGCTTTTTGTCTGCTAAAAGATGGTCAAGTTCTTTCTTTGTTAGCGTTGGAACAACAAGTGGATATTCTCCCTCGTCATTTTCAGAGGATATTTCAGTTGCAGTGCGCCCACTTTTAGTTGACAAGCCGCCAAAATACCCTTTACCTTTTACACCTTCACCAGAATGACGAAGCCCATAAGGAGCTAACCCTTCATCCCCGCTAAACTGTTTTAATCCAGTTGCCACGACTACCTCCCGATGTAGGTCTGTCTAGGAACCAAACGCAATGCTGCCTTCTCATGATCTTCGTATGCTGCCAATTCCCATGCCTCGTCATACTGTTGCTTCAATAAGCCAATCCGCTCCATGCCCTGCGGAATCTTGCCAGCGATGTAGTACGACAGACCAGCCGCCATACAAGGAATGAATCTAAACGGCACGTCCATGATGTTCACACCGCCACCTGCGTCCTGCGTGCGGCGTAGACGCCAATACACAAATGTATATGGTTGCGAGTTGTCAGGGGTAGGCCAAACAGTTATGGCTGGCACTTGTTGCCAGTACACAGTAGCCGCAGCGCTGTGCCCTGTAGCGATCGTGTTTTGCTGACCACGGAAACAGTTGTACAACGTACCGCTGACAGCGTTTGTATTTTGAGTTATATACCCGTAATTGATAATCTCATCATCAATCTTTACAAACCCAGATGCGGGTAAACCCGTAACATCGCTCAACACGATTGTGTCTGATGTATCTGTAATTGTTGTGGTTAGCGTAGAAGAAACAGGGCTAGTCTGCCCGTTGTAGCGCTGAATCCAAACCTGAATAGGTCTGGCTTGGGTTAACTTGTTCGGGATCGTAGCGTAGGTAGAAACGCTAATCCGCGTGATTGTCAGGTCGGCTTGGTTAGCCGTGTTGTTTGCATCTGTACGAATCAGATGCTCAAGCAAGTCAATCGTATCGTTTGGCAGGGGGTATGTGTTCTGACCGGGAACGAGAGTGATAGACCCCGTCTCAATAGTCCACATATTGATGCCACGGTTTGCCCAATCAGCAAACATGATGTTGAGGCTACGACGTGCAGTACGCAGGTCGTATCCAGTACGCAGTTCACTACCGGCGCGTTCAAACGCCTCCTCGACCAACTCGGTGAGGTCAAGGTTAAAGCCATATGCGCCAGATGTATTAGCCATTATCTAAAGCCTGCTGTTTTCTTTGCTATGCCTTTAGGCTGTGCTACGAATTGTTTTCCGGCTTTTTTGCCAGCGCGTTTCGCACGCGTTGTTGCAGCGTACTCAGCAGGGCTGAGACTTTTGATCGCAGCTTCTGGAAGGTATCGCTCACCTGTTTTACTAGACGGTTTTCCACTTTTGGTTCTCCATTTCTGGTCGCCCCAGTCTTTCAGGGACTTTTGCGAAGGTTTAAGCGCCATTTCCATAGCTCCCAAATGCTTCCAAGTATTCTAGCGCGTTACGTATTACTACGGGGCTGTCTTTAAACATACCCAAGGCGCGGTTGCACTGCTTACACAACACGCCACGAAACTCGCCTGTATCGTGATTATGGTCTATCGCACTGTCAATCAAAGCAATCTCAGTTTTACAAATTGCGCAGCAACATTCTTGGCGTTCATATCGCTCGACTAGCTGTTCGGGGGTTATCCCACGACGACTGCATCTTTTAGCCAATGTCCACGGATCTCTCTCCCGATAATCCGCAATTCGATGTTGGTTGTCTTCCGCCCAGTCTTTGTGTCTTTTATACAAACAGGTGTTGCAGTGGCTTTTGTACAAATGCGTCATTGAGCCGCCCCGACTACGGAAAGCAGACAAGGGTTTCGACTCGCCGCAATCTGTACAGGTTTTTATGGCCTCAGTCACGGTACCCGCCCCCAGCAGCCTTATATCGTTTTGCTAGTACTTGACTTTTACGGGCTGACCATTGCCCTGCACCCGTGCCAACGATTGCCGCAGCTTTGACGCTGTTGAAAATACGTTTACGAAGGCTGGGCTTGGTGTAGTTACCAGCTTCGTTTACCTTAGATTTTACCTTGCCGCCTTCGGCATATTGGGTGAAATCAGTGTCATCCCGCCGCGCTTTTGTCTTAGCGCCGGGCATTTTTGAGGGGCGGATATCGCCCATACCACGGGATGCCATCATAATTTAACAGGCGTAACCGCCGCCTTTCATGGTGATCATAGTACCGCGAGTCTTGCCTTTGGTAGCAATACCGTCAGCCCGCTTAGAA